CGACGTAGCAGCGTTAGTTGCCGACGTTGCAGCGTTAGTCTCGCTCGTGGCTGCATTTGTCGCACTCGTAGCCGCAGCGGTCGCGCTTGTAGCAGCGTTCGTGGCCTGCGTAGTGGCTTGAGCCACCTGGCTAGTGGCGGCGGTATCCGTGTAGTTCTTAGTGGCAGCATCTTGCGCCGAAACCGGATCACCAAGTCCGGTGATCTTGTTCGCACCAGCAGCAAGGTCGCCACCGAGAGTCGCAGACGTGAGCGTCTTATTCGTCAGCGTTTGAGTTTCAGTCTCACCCACGACGTTCGATGTAAGAGCGAGGCCGTGAACATTGTTCGTTGAGTCCTCATGCTGGCGGGACTCACGGAAATCACGGCCACTGAAACCATGCTCCACCTGGCAGCCCGCAGAATGAGCGACAGCAGTAGTGGAATCAACGCCACGAGTAATAGTTAGAATGGCCCCCGAGACGTTGGTACATTCAACCAACTCTTCATCCACCGTGTCCTTATCAAGGATGATTGTGAACGGATAACTGGTCGGATACCCAGACGCCAAGGCAACAGTGATCGACGTGTCCGTCGAATTGATTGAGTTGACAAGCGTGGTCTTTCTCGCCGTCGATGAGTAGTAACGTGCCTGCGCCATATCTACCTCTCGTAATGTGCGCGGATCGGGTTCTCTGCCTGCTGCTGACGACGGACCTCTTCAAGGCGCGTCCGGTACAAACCGAGCAGGTACTTACCAAGGCGCTCACCCGCGCCAATAGGACGCATGTTCGCCGCAAGATCAGCGGTTGCGCTCAAGCCACTAACCAGTGGCGTCTCCAAGTACGGGACCATCCGGTACGCAGCGCCAAGGCGCACAACGTCAATCGCACTATCAGGTAAGCCGGTAGCACTGAACAGGTCAGTGTCTGCTGACAAAGGCTGCGGGGGACCAGCGGTACGGACGTGAATCTGCTGGCCGGGGACCGGCTGCTCGTACAGACTCAAAGCCGGACCACCAGACGTGTACGGACGAAGTTCATATTTACGAATGGGAACAAACTCAAGAGACGGGCCAACCTGCTTACCCGCCACGCGAAGCACGTGACGTGCATTCGTGTTCGTCAAAGTGAAGTTCACCTTGGTTGGGTCAGCCGTCAAGAACTCGTCAGTGATAGCGAACAGATCAGGGTAGACAGCACTGATGCTGTCGTTCACGGCCTGGCGGACACTGAACCGAGGGAACTGCGGGGATGAAACCACTCGCGTGCCAGCCGCGTGTGTGGCAGCGTCAGTGCCACGGAAGCCACGGCCGTACGGGGGGATAGTCATGGTCTGCGAAGCGCGGTCAACATTGTCAACCTGGATCAGTTCGTAGCCAATCTCCACGACACCACGAGAAATACCCGATGCGTCATTAATCGAAGCCGTCAAGTCAGTGGTGTTTAAACCACCCAGAAGATACGTCGACTGATCTTGTTGGTTGGTAAACCCAGACAGGTACAAGAGGGTGGAGTCAACCACGTCACCCAAGGTTGTCGTCATGCTCCTGCCCTTCTAATGGCCGCCATGCTTGCCTCATGCGTAGACCGTTCCGGCTGCAAGCCAATAGACTTCGCGTAGGCGTAACTGTTCAAGTCTTTGTTTACTTTCGCTGCCGTCTCACCCGCGATACGCATGTTGGCGTTACGAGCGCAAGCACCCCACGATCCACAATCCTGAGTAGGGCAACCAGTCCTGCATTTGCTCATCGTTTAAACGTCCTCAATGTAGGCACTGAATCCTGCGGCAGTAATCTCTGTCACCTGCGCATCCGTCAACTCGTGACGGTGACCACCCAGGTAGTACGAGTCCGCGAGTCGAAGTCGCTCAGCGGAAGGGAATGACACCAGCGAACCGACGCCACTTTCAATAACCAATGTCTTAGGAGTTTCGGTGGTGATAAGTACGCCGAACAAAGCGTCGTTCGCGTACTTCTCAGTAATTTTGGGAGTGCTAAGAATCTTCACTAAATCTCCGTAACGCAGGAGGGGCCGACCGAAGCCGACCCCTCCCGTGTGATACACTGGAATTACGTTGCGTTAGTCGCAATCGTCGAACCCGACGTGATCTTGCGAAGCGCCTCAGTGCGATACAAGGACCACCCGCAAACCGAGTACCAGCCGATAGGCCGGAAACGAGAAAGTCGATCCACAACCGGACCGAGTTTCACGGACGGCTCCACGGCGCACGCCTCTGCGAGCGCCTGGTTGCCAATGACGAACGTGCTGTACTCGTCCTCACCACCGGGACCCGTGCCCGTAGCCATGGGTGCGCGGGAGGTTTCGACAACGTAAGTTCCGCCGAAAACGCCCGTGGTTTGTTCGAGGATAGCGCCGACATTCGGCTCGGTGTGCTTACGAATGTCCTCGAAGGACAGTGCACCAGTCTCGTTGCGAAGGTCGAACGCAACGTCAGGGTGCATGTAAGCCGCGTAGAGCGAGCCTTGGCGCGGAACAACATTGTCGCCACGCAACTTGGCAACAGCCTTACGGATAGAAGTACCCGTGATGACGTCGGCGTTCAGGTCCTCAGTCTGTCCGGCAGCAGCGCCGTCCAGAACCGCAGACACAACCGAGTCAAGGCTGTCGATCATGTTGAACGCAATGATGTTTCCGATAGCAGGGTCGATATCGGCAAAGGCAGTCTCCTGCACGTACCGAGTGTTAACCACAGCGTTGCCGTACTCCTTGAGCACAACACTCACCTGGTCAACGTCATCCAGCGCAGCCGCATCAACGTCAGTTACCTCGGCCAGCGGAGTCGTAGCCTTCGCGAGGTCGTTGTACAGCGAGAACGTCACGGCGTAACCAGGCATAGCCTGCTGCACCGGACGCTTGTCAGCGAGGTCCCTAAATACGACCTGGGACCGCAACTGGAAATCAACCATCTTGTCATATGCACGCGCAACCAGGTCGTCAAAGCCTGTGCCCGATCCACCTGCTGCGAGCGTGCTACTAACCGTCGGCGGAGTCTTGATGGACGCACCGGAGTTAGTTGCTGAGTCGATGAAATTGTCAGCCATTCTTGCGATTCACCCCCTTAAAGGGTTTAGTAGTGATTGGTTTATTTGACCGGACCATTCGGATTGCCGAACAAAATCTCATTCAATTCCTCGGGGGAACTGGCAGAGTCGATACGACTCATAATGTCTCCCGCACTAGCGGCAGGAGCATGAGAAGTAATGTCAGCCATACGACTGGCGGCCTGGACTTCCTCAGAAGATTCTTGAGGATCACCCGTACTAATGCCGAGAATGTCAGCGTTCTCGTTGAGCCACGCAGTAACATCATCAGCAGTTACTACCTCGGCTGGCATGAACTTCGCCATGCGAGCATCCAAGCCATTCGCGGTCAGTGTGCCTTCAATGACACTGTTTCGATTAGCAGTTGAAAACTCTTCAACCTGCTTGCGCAGTTGCTCAATTTCTTTCTGCTTAGACTTGTAAGCCTTACGCAGTTGTCGAACAACATCACTGCCCAAATCGTCATCCAGGCTGTCAATATCGAAATCGTCATTCTCTGACACGGTGTTACTCCCTATCTCTATGTGAATCGCCAGCCACAACAAACACCTGGGGGAGTGCCGTTGGCTCTGACTACCGGACTACTACACGCTTAGGGCCGGTCGGTCTAAGTCGGAGTGGACGAGGTGGGAATCGAACCCACGTAACCCGGCCTACCCTCGTGGGGTCCTGAACCGGGTTCTTTCCAATGTTCTCGCCCTGACTATCTACCCTCGGTTGGTAGATAGAGATGAAGAAGAAATACCTGACGAGCCGCCGAACCGCGCTCGCTCACGGGACTGCAAGCCCCGCACCTTCTTCTTGGCTTCTGTATCCAAATCCATGCCAGCGAGCAGAGCCTCGCTGTCACTGAGGTCACTGCCCTCAATGTTTGCGAGACGCGCCGTGGCGTCACGGATAGCGGAAGCCTCAGTGAACTGCTGCGTGTAGTTTCCTACGCGAGCATCCTGATTGTCGGACAGTGAGGCAACTGTCTCTGCCGCCTCACGGTTAATGTCAAGACCGCTGCGGCCAGCAGCCCCACCCAGCAGAGCAGCATTAGCCATGCGATTGATCTTGTTTTGAGTGCGAACAGGATCAAGGACGAACTCAGTCAGGGTCGCCGTGTCGATCCCGTAGAACTCCTGCAAAGCGTTGACGGTTTCGTCTGACGTATCAGCGATAACCCGGGCAGCGTCGTTTACACGCTCCCGAACCTCGGCAACGCTGACGCTGTAATCAGCAACCAACTCAGCGATGGAATCAAACTGAGCCTGCGTACCATCGGTGCCAAGGAAGTCACGCATCCCTGCCTCACGGAAAACGGAACGGTACTCACGCTCAAGGCTCAAGTACTCAACCTCGTTGGAAATATCCGTTATGCCCTGTCGACGCAAGTCGATAAGCCCCTTAAAGCGAGTCTTGTACGTTTCCGTCTCAGGGAGTTTCGCAACAATTACCTCAATGTTGTTGCCCCACTCTTTGATGAGCCGGTCAAGATCGTCGATCAAACCCTCCATGCCACCCCACTCGCCAAGGCGAGCAGTCAGAATGGCTTTTGCTTCCTGGTTCTTTCGGTTCGTCTCGTCCTGCGCTTGACGGTTCAGGGCCGCATTAATGGCGTTCTGCACGTCCTGCTGGGTCACGCCAGAATTCCCGCCATTGGGAGGCGGCGGGGGAGGTGCGTTCCTCCGCTGCAACTCTTGGCTTTGCCGAACAAGGTCTTGCATGTAGAGATGCTGCTGATGCGCCCATTGTGGGTTGCCGTTAGCCAAGTGGATGTTCGCTACGCGCTCAGCGTTCGCGTAATTCTCGTCTATCTGTGCTTGCGTTAAAGCCACTCAGATCACCCATATCCAAAGATGCGACTAACCGCGTTTAAACCACGTGTGTAAGTGGCGGCAGCGTCATCAGACTTCTGCCACTCGTCAGTGTTACGAATGAACTTCTCGGCTTCCCAGAGGGGGCGAGCCTTCCAGGTGCCGTCGGCACCCTGCGACTGCATCATCTCCTGCATGATCGGGTCATTCATCGCCATATCGGATCGACCCAGCATCTTCTGCGCCACCGCACGGTACGGGGAAGCGAGGTCATAAATATCAATGCCAGCATTAATCTGCTCAGCCCACCCCGGGAACGCACCCAACATGTATTGGGTTCGCATCTCCTGCTTGACCTGATCCAAGGTCTTGTCACCGAAAGCGACAGAAGCCAGCATCCGGTCAGCGGACTCTTGATCTACCTCAAACCCATTACGCCGGGACCAGTTAGTGAGTTCCGCTGCTGCGGTCCCCAAAGTTCCGGTGAAGCCCTCGTTCTCTGCACTGGCTGTCAACTGCTCCGCGACCATTGGACGCAATGCAGCATCAACCTCAAGAGCAGTCCAACCCTCACGCTGTGCTTGCGTAGCCAGTTCACTGAGTTTGTCCGGTTGAATCTGGAAACCCAGAACACGAGCACGATCAGCGATCAGATCGCTACGGTCAGAGACGTTATCCAGGTACTGCTCAGTAGTAGCCGGGTTGTACTGCTGACGATAAGACTTCCGCTCCTGCTCGTTTAAACCCTTCCACCACTCGTTGGTGAGGATTTCCTTTTCAAGCCAAGCGGAAGCGGCCTCGGCAGTCCTGAAAGCAAGGGGGTTCTTCTTATTGGTCAGGAGTTCCCTGAACTCATCCAGCAGTCGACGGAAAGAACCAGACTCGTCATTCTCAGCCATGCTGTACCACCACTGGTACTCAGCCTTAAGTTTCTGACGCTCCTTGTTCTTCATGCTCTCAACGGGAGCCGGTGTACTAAATGCCACTGTCAAGCACCCCCGTCGCCTGGATTGCGTTGTTCATAGCGTCAAGGACACCCGTCGTCATCTGGTACTGCTCCCACTCAGGCTTCTCCCGAAGGACCTCCTGCAACACCTCTTGACGCTCAAGGTCAGTCATTCCAGTCTCAGTGACCTGGACACCACCCTCAATGCGAGTAGTGCGCGGAGACTCCATCTCTTCTTTACGGACACGCTTGTACATGCGTTTAAACTCTTTGTCCGTAATGGTCCGGCCGATCATCTCCTGAGCCAAACTGTCAGCCAAAGCACGAACGTCAGACTCGTTGGCGTGCGTCACGAATGACGTCGGACCACCACCAGTGCTACCGGCAGGCTCTTGACCGAAAATGTCATAAGTGCCGAACGCACGAAGAACGTCAGCGGTCGTCACACCAGCAGCGACAGCCTCCGGTGTAGCAGCCTGGCCAATCGCCTGGTAGTACATGTTCTGTAACTGCGATTGAGACGGCTTGTAATCCGCTTTCTGACGGTAACGGACGTTGTAAACCTGCCTCAACTGCTCCATCGCAACCGGGTTCTTCACAATGTCGAACCACTTAAGTTCAGCCGCACCCACACTCTGGTAGGCGTTCTGCTCATAGCGCGAACGCGCTGCGCCGGGAATGTAGTCAGAGAACCTGCCCCTGCTAACGACGTTCGTGCCGTACACGCTTACCGGGTCCTCGGCGTTAGCAGCAAAGTAACGCGCCGCAGCCTGGTTGTAAGCGTCCGGCGCTACACCAACAGGGTTGGGCCGAATACCACGATTCTGGTTCTGCTCAATGATGCGTTGAGCCGCACTCTTCCTATCGTCACCAAGTCCAGGAGCCACTACGCAGCCTCTTCAATCTCAGACGGCCAAGCGGCACCAATGTGTAAAGTCATAGCCTTCATCGCATTCATCATCTGACGGTCATCCCCATACTTAGCGGCATAGTCCGTGATCGTCTGCTTCCAGATTGCTCGCTCTTCTTGTGCGAACTTGTCGTACTGCTTGTTGAAGTCAATCTTCGGAAACAACTTCTGATACATGTACTCGTTGACGGAGATAAGTTCCATGAGGTCCTTGTCTCGCTCGCTCCGCAAGACACCCTTGTCCTCAAGAGCCTGACCAGCCTGACGCATACGAGCCACGGCAGTGTTCTCGTACTCAGCCCCGCCGTACACCCACTGAGCCGCACTAGGAACCTGGATCGTCTGCTTACCGCCCTGCTCTAGGGGGTACTGCTCTTTGAGTGCCCGGTTCGTTGCCTGCCAAACTTCTGGCTTGACCAGTTCGTTCAAGTAATCCCGGTCGTAGGCAGCACGGTTCACATCCCGAACCAACTTGTATTCCGCAGTTAGCACTCTTTCGAGGTACGTAAGAGGTGTGCCCTGCGCAATCAGGTCGTTTACACGCAACGTCTCCAAGCCACGCAAAGTAGTCGTGCCCTTCTGCGGAGCGAAGAAACTAAGACCCAAGGGGTTCTCGTCAGCAATCTCCTGATGCTCCTGGATGAACTCATGCGTCTCTTGGAAACTCAACCAAGAGCCTGAGTTCTCCGTAGGTGCACCCTTACTGACGGTGGCCACGTATGGCGACTTACCGTCGGGGTGCATCTGCATCCACAGGACTACCGCCTGGTCCTTATCACCGGTCGCCTTGAGCAGGGCAATGAACTCCTGCCGTAGGTCCGTGTAACCCAGGCTTCTGGCGAAGTCGCTACCACTGAGCGTCTCCATCTTGAGAGCCGCAGGAATCACGGGGGACAGGGCAGTCTTGAGAGCCATGACCCAGATGGAAGTCCGGTCGATCCTGCGCAGCAGGTCATCCCGATCAATGCCCTGCTCTTCCCAAGACTTGCTCTCATCCCACCATCCGGCCGCAGCAGCGGCCTGGATCGTTGACATAGTGGCGCTGTACTTAGCCCCATCAATGCCAGTTCCCAACCGGTCAAGGCTGTCCCGAATCTGCTCGGGGTCCGAAGCGAAGTAGTCGTCGACCTCCATGGCCAACTGCGCTGCACGCAGGGCATGAGGCGGGACCGCCGCAATCAGCGGGTTAGCCTCCCTGTCCGCGTACTCGCCAAACAGTTCGTCACGAAGGTCAATACCGAATAGACCCTCGGCGGCAATGACTATCGGCATCGCCGCGATGGTGGCGTACCAGCCGCTGAACGTCGGGAACACCGCATTGGGGTCAGTTGACGGAGTAAGTTTCGTGACCCCGCTGCTGTAAGCGGCAGGCATTGAATCCGTGTACATACCGTTACGGTCGAACACGTTGTTCATAAACCAGTTCAGGCTACGGAATACCAGCGGTGAACCAGGCCAAATGAAGTACTTGTCCCCGTAAGAGTCCTGCCAGAACAGTCCACTGTTGTCGATGACACGCCAAGCAACAGCGGCCTTAACGATGCTGGACGGCTCATTGCGCACTGCTCGCTGTGTGCGACGGAAGAAATCCTCCAGTGCTCGGTAGAAGCGAGCAACGTTGCGGACCTGCCAAGCCAGGTGGCTACGGATAGCCGGATTATCAACGTAATCAAGAGTGGCGAAGAAGGCACGCTCGGTGGCCATTTCAGTAGCCCACTGCTTAGAAGCGACAGTCGCCTCATCAACGGTCATACCGGCGGCGATTGCACGCTGACGCATCTGATCCTCAAGCGGCTGCAACACCTTGCGAGCATCAATGTAGTTGCCGATGAAGATTGGTTCACGAGTCATGCGAGCGAGGCTGCGACCCATCGCACCCCACAGGGACTGAGAAATGCTTGTGGTCTGGGTAAGACCCTGTGCATTCTCAGTGTTCATAATGATCTGGTCGGGAGCGAACCCGTCACCTACCAGTTGTGCAAGGAAGTTATCGTCAATCAGGTATTCGTCACCGTCACGGATTCCCCAAGCCGTGACCTGCTGACCATCGACCTCGGTAGTGAACCGGACCCTGTTGTACAAGGCGCGATTCAGTTTGCCGTTCTTCGTACCGAACCATGCACGCAAGTTGTCCATGGTTGCTTGCGCAAGGGCAGTAGCACCTTCCGATGAACCAATGGTCATCTGCGTTAGGTACGGCCAGTTACCGACACCATCGTCAGCGAGGCGCTGCTGACGGGTAATAACGCTGGCTATCTCAGCAATGATTCCCTGCTGAGCCTCTATGTCACCTTCCCTGACGGCCTTGATGTAGGCAGGCAGTCTGCGCAAAGCGGCGGTCGCCTTGGGTCCATCAGACAAAGGCATGGCTTGCGCGATTCCGTTGAACCACGCCCGAACCTCGTCTGCACCCCCGGTCATGCGGACGCTTTGCCAACCGGCTTCCGTCTTGACGCGCTTCTCCCAATGACCAGGCTTTCCCTCTTTGGGCTTCACCCAATAAAGGTGACCGACCGGGATGCGACCATCTACGGGCGCAATCGGAGCACCATCAAACAAGTGGCCAGCAGTCTCAGAAACCTCATCCATGGCACGCAGCGTGTCGTTAAAGATGACCGAATCTTCTAAGTACTCAAGAGCCTTCACAGCCTCGTCAGATAGTTCTTCTTTGCCAAAGAACTTCTGGAAGTACGGGTGTCCACGCAAACGGCTACGAAGCCAGATAGTCCCGATCAACGCCGCAAGTTTCGTCCTGTCGCCAGCAGCGACCGCTTCATCAGCGGCCTTCAACTGAGCCGGGGTTGCGTTGTTCGTAATCAACGCAGCCATGACGTCGACCGAAGCGTCGTAATCTTTACCCTTGAAAACCTTAGAAAGAGCCTTTACCAGGCTGTATGTGCCTGACTTAACAATGCCAAGTTTTTGCGAACGATCAGCCTCATCAGGTACCGGGTTCCCATCAGCGTCATACTTAGGCTCCCGGTACACGCGATCCTTACCAACTAACCCTGCGCGACCCTGGGCTTTCGTCCGCATCGACCCTTTACGTATGGCCTGCGACATTTGTCGACCAGTCTTAAGGTCGCCCAGGTTCCCGCCAGTTAGCAGGTAGAAGCCAATATCTTCAAAACCAGAACGCAACTGGAACCGGGGGCCAGCAAGCGTGCCGAGGGTCCACCAGTCAGTGGCCCACCCAACCGCATTGTTGTTGCCCAGCAGGGCAGCGAAGGTTGATTCGCGTCGCGCTAAGGCGTCCATGGCGGCGATGTTCGGGAACGCCATTTGGTTCGTGGTCTGACCGAACACGACAGCGTTGTGGTTGCCACCAACGGACAGGCTCGGGTCAATGCGACCGCTGTCCACGGAGTCACGGAACTTGGCTAATGCCGTACCAACCTGGCGACGAACATCCATATCAATATCTGGTGTCGCAAAGGTTGCGCGGTCAGGAACGACAGGCGCGGCTGCCGCCCCGGGGAATCGTTGGTTCTGCGATATGATGATCTGCCCGGGCCGGAAGGACCTATCCGAACCGTGGAACAATATGTCAGGATCGTTAAGAACCTCGGGGGGCAAATCTTCAATATCACCAATGACCTCAAAGCCCTCACGCGACATAAAATCAGTTCCAGGCTCATTACCCAAGAATCGGTCGTGTTCCATCTGTCCGACAGGCCGTACCGCATGAACGTTATTTCCGTAACTCTGCGCGGCCTCTAGTTCCTTTGTGGCAAAAGCGAAATCAAAAGCGTCATCGACTTCATCAGCAACTGGTGCAGCATCAAGCCTGCGAGTGATTTCCTCACTATTGGCAACCTCCACGTCACCAATATCTCCACGAGCCTTTAGCAGTTTCTTCTGCACACCCTGCAACTGCTTCTTGTCGGACGCCCGAAGTTTTATCTCTGCCTCGTCCAGGTAATACGTAACGTCATCCAAGAGTGCTTGAACTTGAGCGCGAGTTAAGGTGACAGACACGGTGCTGCCTGCACCCTCGGGCATAGGAATGTCGATTAGGTCACGAGCGATAGCATCGGACAGGTAGTCACTGCTAATGCGGAAGGTGGCCGCTTCTTCTGGAAGTTCAGCGGGAGCGGCTTCGGCCTCCATTCGTGCCCGCACCTGAGCGTCCGTCTGCGCCCCTGCCACGGCCTCCTTACGAGTGCGGAATGGGCTTCCAATGACTTCATCAGTCGGCTCACCCGCCTCGTCAAGGCGAGTCATGTAAAAGCGGTTGTTCGCCTTCGTTAAGTAGTAGCGACCAGTTTCGTCAGTGACCGCTGAGCCACGGGGGAAAACCAGTTCGGGTACTTCCACTTGCGGCTGGGATTGAAACTCCTCATTCAGCCGCCGTATCTCCGCTTCCTCAGCATCCATGCGGGCAAGGGTCGACTCTAGTTCATCAGCGAAGGAAACGGGTGCGGGGGCCGGAGCGGGGGCTAGAGCCTCAACCGCACGCTGCTGAACCGCAAGCCCACGTTCGTAAGAGGACACCAGGGGCACGTCATCAGCGACGTAAATACCTGCGAACGATTCGTCATATGCGTAGAACACAACATCGGGACGACCGTCGTTAAATCGGGCAAAGGTGTCGTAATCCCAACCCGGGGGAGCGTACTCGTCATCGAACGCAACACGAGCGACTGGATACATGCCCATGCGGGTGTAGAAAGTCGGAAGGACCGTGGCGAAAGAATCAGCCCTACGTCCACCCTCTTTAACTCCCAGCGTCATCGCAGAGATTGAGAATTGCTCAGCAGTACTGGCCGGGGCCTTAAAGACACTAATAACGTCATTACCTTGAAGGGCGAATCCCGATAGACCATCGTCGGTTACAAAGAAGCGTGCACCCGCATACTCGTCAGCCGAGTAGATAGTGACAGCCGCACCGTAAGGATTGTTCGCTTTCGCGCTGCTTATGAACCCGATGAATGCTTGAACGTCATCAATCTCGTTGAAAGGAACTAGGTCGAAGGGGAGATATGCGTTTGCAGCAGGGTCAGGGTTGAAACGGGCAACAACATTTACCTCAG